AGAAGGACGAAAACAATTACATCGTCTACAAGAGGGTCATATTCGAGGGAATGCCTGTTCAAGTTGAGCAGTACCGATCAAGCTCTCCATTCGAGGCCGAGAAGTTTTCAAAGAGGATGATCGGCTCCTACATCGTCAACGAACACGGAGCGATGGCGGATTTGGTTTTGAAGCGGAAGAACGAAGAAGGCAAGTTGGTTGAGAAGACGGTGCGAGTGCCATCAGACTTTCAGAATAGTCGATTTAGTCCGATTCATGATCGCCCTGGCACACAGCAGCAGATGTTTGACGAAGGAGTTCCGGCCGAGTTTATCGACTCACAAACCGCAGCGGATTACGATTCGCGTCACGCCAGCGAAGAAGTGATGAGCGATGCGGATGCTTGGAAGTACCAGTGATTCCAAAATTTGGAATGAGGAGGGAAAGAAAGTGCCAATCGTAAAAACCCGTTATGCCTGCCCGCAATGCGGAGCACAGGTCAACGCCGAACATCGCAAGCTAGTGTGCTCGGCCAACAGTAGCCATTCATGGAACGACACCGCAGCGTTCCTTGGATTGAACCCGCAAGTGAAGTACGAAGAGTCTAAGCCGCCAGTGATGGTCCAGCCGAACCACGTCAAGATGGAAGTGGTTGTACCGCCGACCGCGAAGACAAAGTTTGAAGCTAAGTTTGGAGACAGGGGAAACGCAACGGTCTCTGGATTGATTCAAATGCTGGCTGAGGGGGAGGTAGTGATCGTTCCCGAAGCGGATCTCCAACGGATGAAGGAACTATTGGGAAAGCGGCCTGAAAGCGCATCTGAGTTGTTTGGGTTGGTCTACAACCTCTCGATGGAACTTGAAACCGCCAAGTTGATTGCAGATGAAGCGAAGAAGGACGTTGCGATTTACGAGGGGCGCAATCCGGGGGCCGTACTAATCAACTTGGGAAGTCTTTACGGTGCCGTAGTCGAGAAGGCCCGCGACCAGGGGGAGACCGCAAAGTTGTGGGCAGAGCGCGTAATCAAGCATGTGGTTGAGAACAACTGGCTCTGATTTCCGTAGCAAACTGAACTGTTGAGAGATACGATTAAAACGACATGGCAGACTTTCAAGCTCCCATTCCGAAGACTCCTGAAGTAGAAGACCGCTATCTGTTGGAATATTATTCCAAGATGGCCGATTTCCTTGACGGCTGTTTCAGCGAGGGAATTGCGCGCCAAAAGACCACTCCAGAACTGAAGGCAATGGATGAGGCTATCGATTATCTGGCCGGAATCCAATGGCGCGAGAAACTCCCCAATTACAGGCCAAAGCCGGTGTCGAACGAGGTTCTCTCGAATTTTTGGGAGACGATAGGACTGCTCACCGATGTAAGGCCGATCTTCCATATCTCGGAAGTTGGGTTTGCTGGTGATTATTCGAAGACCGCAAAGATTCTGAATGCGATGGTCAAGGGTTGGGCTCGCAGGGACAAATTCAATCAAACGCTTGCGTTCTGGACAATGTTCGGAATGTTCACGACTTCGCCGGTCCTCCTCTACTGGAATCGGTTTGCCAGAGGGACGAGCGGGGATGCGTGTGACGCCGACATCTCCATGAAGCATTTGAACCCCAAGGCCCTGATGCGGCTTGGGCCTACAAGACCTCATGATCTTCAAGAAGACGAGATGGTGATCTACCGGCGCCGGGAGACGCTCGACTGGATCAAGAGAGCCTATCCGAATATGGGCAAGCACGTTCGTCCGCAGGAAGATTACAGCACCTACGGTGTTGAGCCACAGGTTCCTCCAACGGTCATGCCGCAATTGTTTGAGCAGTTGAATTCCGGCTGGAAACGTATTATGGGAGGGTCTGAGGCGTCGAGCGCGAGAAGCAAGTATCCAGAGGCAGAAGTAGTCGAGTTCTGGATGAACGACGATTCGATCAATGAAAGCCGCAACACATTATGGATGGGGCCTGGGGATGGAAAGAGCCCAAACAGCGCACCGTGGGGATACTGGGTTAAACCAGAAGAGAAGCTCTATCCTCGTGGGAGGCTTGTGATTCGTTCGAACAAAGTGACCCTATACGATGAGCCCAACCCCTACTACCACCGCAAGAGGCCATTCGTTTTGATGGGTCTTCACTCGGTCCCGTGGCAGCAGTACGCTTTGAGTGTATTGAAGCCGTGGATGGACACAAACGACATCATGAACCAGATTATGTCGGGATTGTTGTTGGCTGTGAAGAGAGCACTAGCACCGGCTTTGATGGCTCCAAAATCGGCTATTCACCCAGACGCATTGAAGGCTATAGACGCCAACAAGCCAAACCTGAAAATCTCTTTCAACTCGAATGCCATTACAGGTCCGACGTGGCAGGCTCCTCCAAATATTGGAAACTACCCACTGCCAGTGCTTGAGATGCTCAGAAGGACGATCAAGGAGAACTCAGGGACCGATGCTGTTAATCAAGCTCTCGGGAAGAAGCAGGTTCCAGGTGGAGACACACTCGAAAAGATTCAGTTCTCGAAGACAACACCAATCAGGTTCAAAGCCGCAAACGTTGAGACGGGCGTGAATGAAGTTGGAGAATTGTGGACCGGAACAGCACTACAGTTCTATGACGCTGCAAGGCGCGTTGAAACTCTCGGTATGGATGGACTAACGAAAGAGGACATCGACGATAGGCCGGGAAGTTTGATACCTGAAGGTGTGAACTCTGAATCGCACGTCCGTAAGTTCGGCTTTGAATGCGAGCAGGGATCGTTGTTCGGATTCCAGCGCCAGGACCGTATTTCGATTGCGGCCGGACTGAGAAAGAATCGAGATTTGAGCCGCAAGAAGTTTTTTGCCATCGCTGTTCCAGATTGGAATATAGACCAGAAAGAGAACGATGAAGAGCTTGCGGAAGAGGCAAAGCAGATGGCGCTTGCGGCGGCTGCTGCTGGCATAAAGCCGGGAGCGGCACACCATAAATAATTTTCTCTTTACGATTTCGCTTGAAATCATTCGGACAATTGTTTAATCATTTGCTCAATGAGGCAAGTTAACTACTTGCTGCATTAGACCTCCGGTATCCATTCCGGGGATCGCCAGCAGTACAGCGGTGAGAGGCCGCAACCAGAACACCGGCGAAATAAAACCCAGGGCGAACTACCCGGAAAGGAGCATCCCATGTTCGAGACCAAGCGTGGCAAGAAGGCCCGTGTCAAGCACGGACGGCGCTAATCGGAGCTAGCCGGTTTTGACCGGCAGCAAGTGGGGGAGGGCCAAAAGCTCTCCCCTTAACTCAAGCAAACCATCCGACGAGGAATCACATGAAAGATGGAAAGGGCATGGCCGCACCCATTGCAGTAGGCGGTCACTATGATGCGACTTCGGCGCCGAAGATGAAGAAGGGCGAGTTCGCAGCCGTTGGAACCTTCATTGACGAAGGCGATATGACCACGGTTGAACCGCGTGGCACGAGTGTCAACGTGAAGACCGGCAAAACGCAGGTTGGGAACTCGGAATTCTGATGCCTCCAATCGACAGACCGCCGATGTCACCACAAGCCCAGGCCCAAATGGGGCCTCCAGGCGGCAGCGGGTTCGGTTCAGCAATTGGGCAAGCTCAAGAGCAAGTGGGCAAGAACCAAATCGATTTGGCTGTTTCGACAATCGAGAAAATTGCAATGGGTGTGAACGACGACACGTTCCGCACCTATGCAACAAGAGCCATCGCCATCTTGAAGACCGGAGCGGCAATGGCGCAGCAAAAGGGGCCTCAATCTCAGCCAGGGGGAATGGCAGGTCCTCCTCCGGCGGCTGGAGCAGGCGCACCCCCACCGCAACCTCAGTTACCTCCGATGCCGGGGCAGATGCCCGGATAATCATTAACACCCGCAGCCCGTAGCCTCGACGGAGCCCGATGAGGGAAGCGAGGAAGGACAAGGGAGATGGCAGTCAAGACCTTTGAAGAGATTTACTCTGCGCTCAGTGCCCAAGAGAAGACGCTCATTGACAACCTTTTTGCAAAGGAACCCGAACTAAAAGGCGGGTGGCTTCGCCAAGACGACTACAGCCGCAAGCAGAACGAGTTGAAGTCGAAAGAGACTGTGTACGAGGAAGCCGTGGCGTACAAGGCAAAGATGGAGCCTTGGTCGCAGGAAGCCTACGACAGACTTCATGCTCTGGAAGAGGCAGGCGTTCTCGATTCTGAAGGGAAAGTCCTTTGGACTGACCAGAAGGCAGAACTCGAACGGCAGATTGAAGCGGCAAAAGCTCTTGGAGGAGACATGGACCCGAAGCAGTTGGACGAACTGGTTACGAAGAAAGTTCAGGAGATCGCCAAGCAAGCTGGCGGTTTGACGCGGGAAGAAGCAACCGCACTCTACGCAGCCGAGACGAAGAAGGCCGTAGAGGATGGATTCACGGCCCGTGAAGCGAAGTTCAACTCGGAGACCATCCCGTTTGTAGCTGGATTTGCCGCAGCCAATGGAGTTGTGGCGCTACGATACGAGAAGGAATCCGGGGAGAAGTGGACGCCGGACAAGCAGAAAGAGTTTTTCGAGATGATGAGTAAGGAGAACAAGTTTGACCCTTACGCTCTCGAAGACAAACTGATGGAGCCAGTGAAGGCCAAGAAGCAGCGTGAGGCCGACATCGAAGCTGAAGTCAACAAGCGGCTTGCGGATCGTGGAATGCCGGCGGGCGGCGGGGAGCGTTTCATTCCGCAACAGTTTGGCGGTGATGCCAAGGGACTTTTGCAAAAGGCGTTGGATGACAGCGCAGGCAGCGACAAGGGTCCGGTTGATGTACGCGATCTCGTACAAGCAGGAGTTGTCGAGGGAGCAAAGGAATTGATCCAGGCCGGCAAGGTTTAGAGTTTTGCGGTTCTTTCAAAACCGCAACTGCAATCTGTAAGCGGGAAGCCTCGTGCAGAACCCACTCGGGATTGGCAGGGATGAGTCAACAGGAAGCGTTAGCAGAGCCTGTTGAACGATGAAGCGGCGAAAGCCGAGTTGTCAGCATCTCAGGCCCGAATGGGCGGAATCGAGGCTTTAACGTGCTCACTTATAATGACCTCACGAGCAAAACCGTTGACAAGATCGTACCGAGAATCGTGGACTCCGTGTTCAAGAACTCGCCGGTCCTGACTCGGCTCAAGAACAAAAGACGCTTCCAGTTCGAGGGCGGTCTAACGATCCGCCACAACATCATGTACGCGCCGCTCAAGGGCGGCTCCTACCAGCGCGGCCAAGCCTTCGACACATCCGCAGTGCAGACCGACACGGCGCTCTATTTCAATGTGAAGCAATATTACGTAAACGTCACATTGTATGGGTCCGATCAGGTTTTGAACCGTGGTCCCGAAGGCGCTTTGAGTTTCATCGGCTCGAAGATGATTAACGCTTCCGGCACGATGGCGCAGTTGCTTGCAATCAACCTGTACGGAGACGGCGGCTTAAACGGTTCGACTTCGTTGAACTCGACGACCGATCTGGACGGCGCGGCAGCGGCCATCAATATCCCGGCCAACTATGCGACCTATGGCGGCGTGACCAGAACCGACATCGCATCTGCGGCTAACACCGGCATCAACGCTTATTACGCGGCTCCATCGGCATTCTCACTTGGCGCTGTGCAGACGGCATACGGCGCATCGTGGTTCGGCCAGGAGAAGGTCGACATGATTACGACCACACAGCCGGTGTGGGATGCTATGTGGAACAAGCTCCAGCCGCAACAGCGGTTCAATGACGAGACCTCCGACGTTCACGTTGGATTCCGCTCGTTCTTCTGGAGTGGAGGCCAGGTGGTTGTCGACCAGTACCTGAGTACGCTGGGCGGTGCCTACCAGATGTACGGCTTCAACACCAACTACATCTTCTTCTACGTGTCGACGATTCCGAAGTACGCTTTCGGGTTCTCGGGGTGGAAGGAAGCGCAGAACACTGACGACGTGGCCGGCCAGTATTTCTATGACGGCGACTTGGTGTTCGATGCGCCAAGGCTCATGTTTAATCTGAACTTTAGCGGCCTGTGAGAAAAGGAGAATGACATGGCAATTTTCGGTGTAAGCAATCAACTTCTTCAGATCGACACAGGCTTAACTCGTACCTATCTCTACAACCCCACGACCGCATTTGCTCCGTGGAAGGGATTGGGCGAGAACCAAGTGCTCGGTCAGAGGTATTTCGGCGTAACCAGTACAACCACTGGCGCTACGAGTTTGCAGGCGAATCCAAGCGGTTCTCCGGCAATCTTCATGCTCGTCCAGTATTTGTCGACTTCGGCAATCACCACGGGGAACCTGACGACCGCTGCGGCTCCGGCTCCGGTCTACTGGACGGACGAAACCTACACGACAGTCACCGGAATCACGACTGAGGCATTGGGAGGGACGACCCTCGGGTTGAATTTCCCGGCCGGATTCATGATGTTGAACACGACTTCGCTCACGTCTTTGACGGCGGCGCAACTTGTCGGTTCCTACATCATGATCCAAGTCGCCGGCTTCTTGTCGCAGGCGTATTGCTCTGGTTCGTCTGCCGCTGGAATTGGCTCATGGCTAGTTCCGGTTGCAGGAACTCTCAGCATGAACTCAATCGCGGCCGGAAGCTCGGCAACCTATCAACCGTTCGGCAGACAGGCATCGGTTTTGTCGGCTCTCACAGCCGGCTTGGTCGACGTGCTCGTTGGCTGCGACATCATCTAAGGGAGGCCGTTCATGGCAACAATCACGAAGAACCCGGACGGCGATCTCTCTCTTGGAAATCTGAGGGGGGAGCTTGTCACCCTGCAACCTGGGATCTCCGACTATGCTTCGGGCGGGTATCTCATCGAGGGAATCGGTGGGAATCCTCTTACCGGAGGCGACGTTGGTTTGACCAAGGTGTTGTTTGTCGTTCCGGTTGGAGGAACTGTCGGACCTGAGCCAAGTTCGGCTTACTTCCCCCAGTGGAATACCGCGACTCAGAAGTTGCAGATTTTTCAGGATTCTGGCGCCAACGCTCCATTGGGAGAAATCGGTCCTGGGACCAACCTTGCCAGTTACTCGTTTGATCTGCTAGTTGCCGGTCTGTAAGGCCCTCTATGGGCGATTAACCGAAGGGGCGGGGTTTAGGCCCTGCCCCTTTCGTTTTGAGAGGAGCACGATATGCCTGATGGCGGCGATGGAGCAAATCCAGGCAATGCAAGTACAAGCCCTGCTTCAAAACAAGATCGAAAGTGGAAAGAAGGTTTGAAGGCGGCTGGACGGACTCTGAGTTCAGAAGGAAGTAGCCTCATGGATAGGTCTGCCAGTGACAGGATCACGCCCGTAAGTTTCAAAAAGGGTGGGCGTGTCAAGGCACGGAAGTCAAGAGTAAAGCCGAGGAAGTAATGGCGACGAGAAAGAACAAGCCGGTGTTGATTGTCGCCCATGAGAATGAAAGGGTTATACCGGCGAACAAGCGTAAGCCTGTAGAGCGGTTGATGAAGCGGTCGGGAATGACTTTGACAAACAAGAAGCGCGGCAAGGAATCGAGGTAGTCATGGCAGACAGCGGCAATTGGAGCGACAACGATAGGATGAAATCACCACAAGGCAAGCAGGGAAAAAAGAGTGGTGGTGGAGTCCCGACATGGCTAAGAGTGCTTAGCCCGATCACCAACCTTGCCAGTTTGCGGAAGGGCGGGAAGGTCCGTTCGAAGAAGAGAATGAAAGCGAGGAGCTAACCATGAAGCGTTGCAGCGAGAATAAGGGTTCACGCGGTTCGAAGATCATGCGGGGCGAGAAGAAGCCAACCGGAAAGATGATGCGTGGGATGAAGAAGGGACGGTCGTAGTCATGGCGACCCAAACAATCAGCGCGAGTCCGAAGATGAGAGCCTTGAAGCCGTTTGGTACAGAACTCCATCAGATTGAGAAAGACGGTCCTCGCAATACAAACTACAACGAGACGGTAAGGGCCAACAATAAGCGGTATGACAGTGGAGCGCCCGGTAAGACCCTTCCTCGCGGCAAGGTCGCAGATCAAACATGGCGCAAGAAGAAGGCTCGCTCCAGCGGGCGCTAGGAGCCTAGATGCCTGTAGTCCTGACATCGCCGTTATTTCCCTTCCAAGTCGGAAGTAGCCCGTACAGCCAAGCGTTTTCGGTGCAGTCAAATTTTGGCACCATGCTTCGTGAAGTCACGAACTGGAATTCGAACGTAGACTCCGAAGTAGCTGGCCGCATGGTGAATAACCGGATGCGGCAGATCATCGACCGCAGATCGTGGTATGCGACCAAGGTACGCGGCGTAGCGAATGTCCCCAACATCCAGACCACGGGAACCTGCACGGTCACCTACAACAGCAACATCGTTCAGGGGATCGGGACCGCATGGACTCCTGCTCTTGTTGGGCTTCAGTTCCGGCAGACGTTCACACAGCCTTACCAAACCATCGTCTTCGTCAATCCAGGGTTGCAGCAGTTGACGCTAGACACTCCATACCCAGGACCGAGCTTCAGTGGCGCGTATTACATTTTAGAGGTTTACATAAGTTTCGGGGCAAATGTTAAGAGGCTGAAATGGGCGTCAAACGCCTTGTTCGGTTGGCCCTTAGAGATTGGTGTCCCTGTCCAGGTACTTGAAGCTCGTGACCAATGGCGAGCGTCTATGGGTTGGGCTACAACGATGGCTACGCGGCCTCCGACCCCAGACGGACAGTTTCAGGTCGAAGTGTGGCCTTCTCCGTATGCGGCTCAGACCTTCCCATTTGAGGCTTACACACAACCGCCGAACATGATTCTCGATAGCGACTCACCGCAGGCGTGGATCAGGTCAGACCTTGTGGTGACCGGGGCGATTGCGGATGCTCTTCAGTATCGACCCAAGCAGAACACTTACTACGACCCAATGACGGCGATTACGGTTGCGGCCAACAAGGAGAAGCAATTCGAGAAAGACCTTCTTGAGATGGAGAACGCCGACGAGGGTCTGGAACAGCAAGCTGTGCAGTGGGATTACAACGACGAAGTGAATGTAGGCGGCGACAACTCGCTTTGGGGTCAGATGCACCGCTAACGGTTTTCAATTGAAGCCGCTTGGTCCTACAGCGCATAATGATTTTCGAGGAACTGAATTTGGCATACAAGAAGAACTACTGTGCTAACGAAGGATGCTTGAAGCATACCGTATATAGCGGCGGCGGGTTCGTGTATTCCGCTGAAAGACAAGCCTTCCTCTGTACGGACTGCTTCTACGGCCGTGGCCAAGTATTGCCGAACGTAGCCAAGAGCGCATTTGATTTCGTGACGACAACGATCACAGGGAAGCCGGTTCACGTCGAGAGTATGCAGCATCTTCAGCGGCTTGAGAAAGAGCACGGATGTTCGAGTGTAGTCTTGAATGAGAACAGGTCGAACTGGGACCAGCCGAGGATGCCGCGAGAGAATTGGCAAACGCCGCCAGGACAGGTTTTGCCTCACGGTGTAACGGTAGGGGAGGTACGCAGATGAAGAAGAATCAATCGACAGACATGCAGGCAACGGTGCAGAGGCGGTTTGTGCAGCCGGAATCGGAGATCAGTCCATCAACTGCCATCCCCAGGTCAACGGAGTTCGATTTGATTCCAGACCCACGTGGAGGAGAGTGCTCGTTCTTCTCTCCGAAGGCAGGGAACGCAATGTGGGATGAAAAGGACCGGCCATGATCAGAAGTTGGGGACTACAAACTATCACCGGAGCCGCACAGCCTCTCTTCGGAGACAAGCTGACTGCGGCTTTCAAGAACTTGAAGCAGCCGAACGGATTCTACTTCGTGCCGGTTGCGAAAGCCTCCCAGTACCAAATAGGCGACCGCATCGTTCTCGGTTTTGGTGGATCGAGTCCGACGAACTGCTTGATGGTCAATGCAGTCAATACCAGCACCAACGTTCTCTCTTGCATATCTGAAGGCGATGCTCCGGTATCGAACTGGCCGAGTGGGACGCAGATCGTTCTGAGTATTGCTTGCGCTGTTCTCAGGATGAACAACATCACGAATAATTCAGGGAGCATCTGGGAAGGCTCTGACAGCACTGTTACGAATGTAGGTGGAGGCAGTGCTTTTCAAGAGATTTTTGTTAGTGGGTCTGACAATTTCGGTGTCGAACAATGGAACGCCATCAGGACAAGTGATATGTGGGTTGCCGGGACGCTAAATGACAAGATGGGTGCGGCGGCAATCATCATCTGATTCCAAATTTTGGAATCCAAGTCAAGGCCGCTCTCATTGGGCGGCTTTGCTTTTGAAAGGGAACCGTGGCGCTACTGGTACTCTCGGATTTGTTGCCGGATGTGCTGTCCAGAGTTGAGGAGGCCCTGCCTTCGGCTACTCCATCTGGACCAATTTTCTGGTCGCTGACCGGCGAGGTCTATCCGGCGATGGTTGACGGGATCTTCGAAGCGTCTCTCATAACCGGCGTAGTGCAGCTTGTGAGCGTCCAGGTGACCTTGGCAGCGAATACGACGTGGTTCAGCCTTCAGGCGTCAGGAGGGGGCCTCTACGCGAGCCCTACGGTCCCTGTGGGCATTGTGGCGCCGTTGAGGATGAAAGCGCCATATCCCATTAGGAAGACCTCTCTGAGTGGCTTGGATCAGATGAACCCCGGCTGGGGCCAGATGACACCGGGGACACAGATCATCGGTTGGGGGCCGTTGGGTGTTTCGGGGTTCTTCATCTATCCGCAATTGGTCGCGGAGGCTAACGTGGTCATTGACTTCATCGCTTGCCCGATCAACACCCCAAGGCCGCTAACAGGCAATGAGACCATTCCATTGCAAAGTGAGTTCTCCGATTTGCTGTCCAAGTACGCGGCGGCTCAGTTGAGAGCTAAAGAGGCAGGACAGGAAGCGGACGAGGCAGGTATTGTGTTCGAGGAGTACATGAATGAGCTTAAGGATCTCAGTCTGTTCCAAAATCGGATCGACTCGCTTACGTTCTCAGCGGCCTACGGAGCAAAATCGACTGTAAATTCCAAGACTATAGAGTAGAATTAAGGGTGTCAGGGAGTGCGACCTCCCGGCAAGCCTCATCGCTGGATTGGAGCGACTATGACACCCTCAGCAATCATTGTACCAACATGTATCTTCTGTGGTCCCGACTGCGAGGTTGGGTACGGGTATTGCCATTGTGAATGCGGCGAGAAAACTAAAATCTGCACGATGACAAGCCGGAAATTCGGCGTCAAGCAAGGATATCCATGCCGTTATGTGCTAGGGCATCAAAGCAAGATTCGACCGGTTATTGAAGACGCCAAACCATTCAAGATCGACGACGTGTACTGTCGTCTCATTCCGCTTACTCGTGGACTCTGGGCCATAGTTGATGAAATTGATTACTACTGGCTCATGAAGGCGAAATGGTTTGCAAAACAAGACAAAAAAGGAAATTGTTTCTACGCTGTTCGTCACGCGGATGGGAATCACAAAACCTCAGTGTATATGCACAGGGAAATCGCTGGCATTCCGAAGCCAGATCACAGTAACCGTAATACCTTAGACAATCGTAGGAAGAACGTCCGCCCTGCCTCATGTGCAGAGAATATGCAGAACACGAAGAAACCGTGTACGAATAAGAGCGGCTATAAGGGCGTAAGTTGGCATAAGGTTACCGGGAAGTGGACAGCACAAATATGCGTCAATAGGAAGAAGATATACCTCGGAATTTTCTCAACACCTGAATTGGCTTATGCGGCTTACTGCGCGGCTGCTCTCAAATTCCACGGGGCGTTCGCTCGTGTAGCTTGAGTTCTGCTTACGGCGGCAGGAGCCAGGTCAACCCCAAGACCGCTGAATAGGCGGTATGATGTACGCAGTATGGACGACAAACCAATCTGTTGCGATCTCTATTCAGGTTTAGGTGGGTGGGCTGAAGGATTCATATCCGAAGGCTACCACTGCCGCGGCTTCGACATCGAGGCGCATGACTACGGTAGTGGCGGCTATCCGGGCGAGTTAATCATTCGTGACGTGCGCTCAATCCACGGCTCGGAGTGCAAAGACGCCGCCGTAATTGTTGCATCGCCCCCTTGTCAGGAACCAAGTTATCGCGCAATGCCGTGGAAGCGAGCAAGGGCACTGTCTCCAGAAGAAGTTGGTATTCCCGATCCTGAATGGTGGGACAAGCCAGAAAGCAAGATGTCACATGTCGAGTTGCTTAGTTGGCGCGTATGGCAGCGCGACTATCCACGTCCTGATCCGAAGTTGTTCATCGAACTATTTAACTCGTGCTTTCGGATTCAGAGGGAAGCGATCGAAGCGGCTGGCCATTACATTCCGCTCGTGATCGAGAACGTGAGAGGAGCGCAGAAGTGGGTTGGCAGGGCGAGAGCGAACTACGGCTCGTACTATCTTTGGGGCGACGTGGGGATGGTTGGGAATCGGATCATTGCTGGTATTCCAAAATTTGGAATCAGCGTTTCTGCGATGAAGGCAGTGAAAGTTCCTGGGTTTAGATTCGATGGAGATGGCGGCAGTTTTCAAACTGCCGCCGTAGAGAGTATGGGTAAGAAAGCAAATCCAGACGGCACAGACAATCCACCGGGGTCATGGTTCAAGATCGCGGATAGTAAGAACCGTGGAACGAAAACATCCGGTCGAAGCCTAAGTTACGACGCAGAAAATAAGTGGGGAACTCATAATATGGGGCCGGGCGAAGTGATGCACGCTGAGATAGCGGCTAATCAAGATGGCCGCAAGGGACCGGGCGGCGATTGGTTTAAGGATGGAAGACAAGGACAAGATGCCTGTGCAGAAGGATTAAAAAACAACGGCGGCTCATGGTTCGCAATCGGTGGTCCCGGCCAAACCGTTACAGGACAAAATCCAGATGGCAGAAAGGTTCCCGGCATCAGCCTATCAGAAGGCAAGAGCGTAGGCTTCAACGTGACGGCAGCGCAGAGATACCGCGACGGAATCAAACACGGCGGGGACTGTTTTAGCGATCCAAACTGGCCGGGGAAGCAGGGCGGAACAAAGCAATCCGGCATATCGGGAGTCAGAGAGAATGGCAAAGGCGATAAATGGTTCCAAGATGGCGCTGCGGCTCACGGGAGCCGCAGCGATTCAAGGAAGGCCGCAAGTGCCATGATCGCCAAGATTCCTTTTGCGCTTGCCCAATACATCGCCAGAACCTTCAAGCCGATTCCAGTGGACTCCATAAGCCGCTGAGTAGAAAATGATTGCATGGCGAAGTTGAGTCTTGAACCAGAAGGCCGCGCTTCTTTCAAATGTCCCGGTTGCGGCATGTCCCACACCTTGCGTGTCAG